ATCCCCTCACTTAGATCCATCTTAGGATCAAATTGCCCCTTTTTTAGAAGAGTATTTCCAAAGACGTTTCTATTTTTTTCGATAAATAGTTTAGCTGCTTCATCTAATGCGTCGGCCATAAACTAAATTTAAACTCTTTTTTGGTAAAGGCAACAGGCTATACACTAGTCTATATTATTCTTCTATTACTCTAATTAAGTTTATTCTTAATATTTAGAATAAACTTAATTAGGCTTCTATAAACTTTTCAATTTGCCCTGAGCCCTTTACCCCAAAGGGTTATTAGACAAAATGCCCGTTAACTTTTTAATGGATTTTCGTTGGCGGGGTTTTACAGAGGCCCCCTCTTCAGGAGGCTCGACCGCTACGAGTCCGTGTCGTTGTCGCGCTACATCTAAACATAAGAACGCCGCATCAGCAAGGTCAGGGCTTTTCCCGAAGCGGGATTTATAATCTACTTTAGACTCCATCCGCATTCTTAGGTTAGTCCCTTTAATCATATCGTACCTACGGCCTGTTATCTCTTGCGCTAAGTCAACAGAGATGCCAAAAAATTGTTTAGTTCTAATAAGCTCCTTTCCTACAAACCATAGTTCAGTTACCCTATTCATAAATAACTCATGCCCTGTCATCTTACTATTAGCACTAGCTCTTTTATCTGTAGCTCTGCCTCCAAATGAAACCCGAAGAAAATCATCGCTCCACTCTCCTGCCAACAAGTCACACAAGGGAGCTCCAGCACCTGTTGAGTCTACTCCAAGATCAAGAGCCCGAACCCCTCTCTTCTCACACTCCTGCCGAACCTGTTTCACAATCTGATAACTACGAGGAGTGCTCTTGTTGGTGGCATCGTCGGTAAGGTGAACGTGATCTCCTAATTCACACACGTATTGGCCTGTGGTATCATAGCCCACTTTACCAAAAACGAGCATACACCTGTCTCCTGAATTAGTAAAAGCGGGGTCAAATCCGCATATGTTTATTGGGGTCCCTTCCCATTCCACCTGCCTCATAGCGCCTGATCTAGCGAGTTCAGCTTCAGTGTAAACTCCTTCAGCTTCGTCACTATCAAAAAAGACAGCTCTCACCATCCGCATATACCCCCTACTATTCTGCCCTAATAGGGCTTTATCTTCATTTAACTTCTCCTCAGTAGGGAGCCAAGGGTATAAAGTTTCTCCAGCTACTATGTTAGGAGATCGTTCAGCGTCAAACCTAATATACTTCCCTCCCCATTTAGTCTCCCATGTGTCATCGATGTTAGTGTCAACGGAGTCCCATCCTCCTTTAGGTTCTGAAAAGACTCCGAAAGCATCGAAGCGTGACGAGGGGTTACTTAGAGCAACCAATGAAAAGGAAGGGTTTTTAGATAGGTTAGATAAGGAAGCCTGCAATATACTCTCGCTTAATTCAGAAAGCTCGTCCCCAATTAGAATAACCTTCTTCTGCTTTATACCAATTAACTTCCCTATAGCGTCTTTAGTTCTGCTTCTTTCAGAAGCTATCAAAGATAAACCTGCTCTTTCTACCAAGTTTCCTGAAGGGGTAACATAACAAGCGTTACCTATACTGTCTCTGATTCTTATAGGAACTAATCCTTCTAAGGGAAGAAGTAAACTGATCACTGACCCCCAAATCCTTTTCCGTGCCTCACGTAATGTGGTCGATGTCAAAAGAACCAGCGTGTCTTTAGGTTGAGACAACCAACTTAATACTCCCCATGCCGCAAGAGTGTGGCTCTTGCCACTACTAGCCGCACCTCCGATAGAAACATATTTGTTTTCTATAACAGCCCTAATCATTTCCTCTGCCCACGGGTGTCTTACCATTAGGGGCTCAGACACATAGTCAGGATTATTAAACAACTCATCACATAACCGCCAGAAGTAATATTCTCTAGCATCATGTTCCGTGTGGTGGTGAAACCCAAACAGTAAACCAGTTAATGTATTCGTTGGGGGAATAATAAATCCCCCAACATCCATCTTTTTCTTGGAATTTATTCGAGGTTCAAATTTAAAGTTCTTCTTAGTCACACTTGAAAAATAGTAATTACAAAGGTAATGTTAATTACTTTGTCAAAAAAGTCTAAAAAAGATATTCTCCTTGAACGAGCGCTTGAGATGTTAAGTGCGGGGTACAAGCATGTAAACATATGCAAAGAGTTAGGGATTCACCCTTCGACGCTGAGAAGATGGCTAAGAAAAGCAGGGATAAATGCTAAAGAAGAACCAGAGGAGCCTAAGAAAATGGACCCTTTGAAGGAGGCTTTAGACGAAAACCTAGAGAATAAAACAGATGATGCTATAAAAATTGCCAAACACGACGCTAGAAAAGCAGAAGATGAGGCGATGATGGAGATAGCGGAGGCGCAAAGTAGTCCCGCTGAAAAGTACCAATCGTATATAGCAGCGGCAGGCATAAAACTCTTAAGGGATTCTGTTAAGAATTTAAGAGGGCCTAAGACAGTTAGAGAATTATCTGAGCTGGACCAGTTAATTCGTAGGAACTTAGGGTTAAGTGCAAAGAATGCAGGGGGCGGGGGCAAGGTTCAAATAGATATAAGCCTTCTCCACAATGCAAAAGCAGATAGGGGAAAAGGATCAATTAAAATAAACGAAGATAACATAATCGATGCCGAAGAATCCTGACACACACGAAGATGCAGAATCCTTTCTGTTATTATACTCAGGTCTAGAAGATGCTTTTGTAGGGACCGTTGAACAATTCGGAAGACCTCCAATTGCATGTTATAGTAAGACCATAACCCTAAAGCTGCTTGAAAAGGATTTTCATTTAAGCCCTAAGAAAGCGCAGGAAAGATTCGAATTCGAGTACCTTCAGAACAACTACGAAGAAGCAACACCGTGCTGGCTGGACGACACATAAAAAAGAAACGGGTACTTTTCCCTAATAAGGAACTCGTTGAAAACCCTAGAATTGTTAAGCGGCAAGAGGTCCCTCCTTCGGATTTTACTTTCGTTTCTGAAACTCTAGAGGGGGAGTACTATCTAGTTATCCCCCGTGTGGCAAGAGAAGTTTACTTTTTACAAATGCTGCAAAAAAATATTGATTGTTTCCTCCCTATAGAAGGGGACGGACTCCTTATAAAAAAGAAATTTCTAAATGAATAGCGAGGATACTATCGTAGGGGTAGATAATGGCCTCGACGGTGGGCTGGTAGCTATATCTAGACATACAGGAGGTGTCATCAGTAAGACGGTGATGCCTACCTTACATAGGTGTAAGAAAAGAGAAGTACACACAAGGAAAGTTTACGAGTGGGTGATGCAGTTAGAATCTCCATTTATCTTTGCTATCGAAGAGCCGCTACATCACGCTAAGTCCTCTCAAGCGGTGCGCTCAATGGGGATATCCTTCGGTAAATTGTTGGGGTTAGCAGAAAGTAGGGAATGGAATGTGCAATGTATCAAAGTACGCAACTGGCAACAGTCTATGTTGGGTCACTTACGCGCCCCCTATAATACTAAGACTGCCGCGTTAGCAACAGCTACTTGGCTGGCTCCCGATGAATGTTGGCAGAAAAGTAAACGCGCCACTAAGCCCCATGACGGGATGATAGATGCCTTTTTGATTGCTCATTATGTGCGTAAGGGGGATAAGTTCTCCGTCGGGTTTAAGAAATAGTCAATTCTTTTCTAGACAAACCCCCTATGGTAGATTAAGGATAAGCCCCTTACTATGAAAACTTTGTTCGCCAGACAAGAAGAGGCGTGTGCTTTTTTTGAAGAAAAGCAATCTCTTGATATTAACACAATAGATACCAGTGAAGTGGGTACGGGCAAAACCGTAGTAGCAGCTCACTTAGCTAAAAGGTTATCACGCCCTGTAGCAGTAATATGCCCTAAAGCAGTTATACCTTCTTGGGACCGTGAACTTAAAGAAGCGGGTGTGAAACCTTTGTTTATTTATAACTACGAAGCTATCCGAAGAGGGAGAGCTCCTTATCTAACTAAGAGAGGGAAGAAGATAATGACATGGAACCTTCCTCCAAATGCTCTTGTTCTTATAGATGAGATACATAAATGCAAAGGAGCATTCACTCAGAACGCACAGCTCGTTATAAGCTTAGTACAGCAAGGATACTCGATTCATGGGATGTCTGCTACTGCCTGCGAAGACCCTACCGAAATGAGGGCTTTAGGATTTATGCTAAGACTACATAACTTAAATAAAACTGAAGGAGCTAAATACAGTTGGTACAGTTGGATGAAGAAGAATGGGTGTATTCAGGATCAATGGAAGAAATGGCGGATGATGAAGAAGGCTTGTTTAAAAAATATAAAAGAAAAAATATACGGGGTAACGGGGAGTAAGTTAACAGTTAAGGACTTCCCCGATAGCTTTAGAAATAACCGTGTATTTATCGAGCATATTGAATTTGCTGAAAAGAAAATGATACAAAAGATATATGAGGATTTTTCAATAACTCCT